CCTTTTATGCCGTCTACAGCACTTTTAAACAGGGCTATTCCTGCTAAAGTCTCCGCAATCATTTCGCCCCCAAGCTAAAAAACTATGCCTTTTTCCGTTTTTTCTTCTTTGACTTACCCGCCTCTGACAAAGCAATAGCGATAGCCTGCTTCTGCTTGTAGCCCTCGTCCATCAGCTTACTAATGTTCTTGCTGATAGTGGACTGACTTGACCCCCGCGTTAATGGCATTAGCTACAACTATTGTAGCCGCCACCCTTTACGGCAGCGCCCATGCCACGAGCCGTTGCACGACTCATGCTGACTGGAACCTTTACATCCGCGGTCTTGCCATAAGGAATGCGGCCCTGATTATCAATCTGAGCATATTCTACTGCCTTGGGTGCCGCACCCGGCTTATTCGTTACAATTTTTACTACGCTTTTCATTCTAGTCTCCTAACGTGGTCTATTAAAAGGATTACGGGCCATAGCCAAAACTTCTGCCGGAGTTAAGGCGACATTTGGTTGTTGGCCTTGAAAAAACGGGGAGGACATCTCCATCTGAGTAAGTGCAGGACCCGCAGCAACTCGGTTTGGCTCCGGCATAGGCAATGCTCTTGCTACAGGTGGAGCCTCAGTTGGTCTTTGAAACGGGTTTTCTACAACCGGTGTTGGCACCGGAGCGGGCGCAGTAGGAGCCGGGGAGGGCGTGGCCGCCGCGCGTCTTTCTTGCAGCGCGTTTAAATAAACCTGCTGAAGAGGGGTGTGCTCCCCGAAAAAACCTACGCGCATTTCTGTGCCGTCAGCAAGACGGATTAAAGTCCCTGCGTCCGGAGCCATGTCCATAACACTCTGTCCCGGTATGACCTCAAAGTCTTGTATGTCAAACTCCGGTCTCGGCATATCTTCGATGTTGCTATCCACCGGTTGTTGTTTTCTTAACACCTCAAGAATCTCGGGGTTTTGAGCTATTAGCCTTCCCAAGGCACCGCTCATCTCTGTGCTGCCGCCCTCCTGAGGGACGGCTACGCCGCCACCGTCCATATAACGAATAGATCTGTCTATCATTGTCCGCCCCTTCCAAGCTTTAACAATTCACGCTCCATAGCAGACTGAATACGTGCCTGTGTCTGCCGCTCTTGCGCCGCCAACCGCTGCTGGAACTGATCCGCCCGCAACTGCTGGTTCTGTGCGTCAAGCTGCAACTTGGCTTGGTCGTTCTGTGCATCCGCCTGCTCGGCCTGCGCCTTGATCTGAAGCTCCTGCTCTTTAAGCTGAACCAGCGGATCAGGGCCTTCGCCAGAGATCTGACCAGACATCTGCTTGACCATCTGCATACCTTCCGCAACAAACTGTGCCGTCAAGCCTTCAATCTGCAACATCTCTTCCTCAGTGGCCGCCTCGCCGCCCGCGGCCTGCCTGCTCTGGATAAACTGCACCGCTGCCCGCTCACGCGCCGCAATCTTTACGTGCTCCATAATGTGCTTCTGCAAGGCCATAGCCATAGTCGGCATACTTCCCACCATAGGAGTAGAGCCAAAGACCATGTGCGCCATAATGTGCGCCTCGTGCTCCTGACCCTCAAAAGCGTGTAACGGCACCATGTCCATTACGTCGATGTTTTCCTGCGCCGGATCCTTCGGAGTCGGCTCATCATCAGGAATGCGCTTCATAATACGGTCCACGTCCCGCACACCAAGCGCATCGTACATGTCCCGATACACCTCGTACATGTTGTGCAACTCAGGGGCCGCACCCGCCAACTGCAACTTAGTCTGAGCCAAAGCAATGCGCTGCGCCTGACTAAATACATTTGGATCAGATACCGGTATGATATCTACGCGGTCATCAAAATCAGACCGCATTACCGTGGCGTCCGCGCCCTCTACAGAATATGGATACTCCTGTGGCAAGCTCTCGCTCATCACCCGAGCTAAAATCTTAAACTCCTGCCGCATAGCGTAGTGCATACGCTTATGCACAGCGCTCATTACCCGAGAGCCCTGCTCCAGCATCGCAATAGTTGTACCTACTGCCGCCTGCTGGTTACCGTCCCCGACCTTCATGTCCGTAATCGTGGCAAACCGCTGACCCGCCTGAACCACAAAACCTAACAAATTAAACAACGTCTGGTCAGGACCTTTAAATGGCAACGGCATCAGGCTGTCACGAATAGCCCCTCCGGGTGCGTCCACGTCACGGAACTCACCGGGCTGCAACGGATCATCATCATCCCGGATACGTAGCCCACGGGCCTTGAAACCCGCTGGGAGATTGGACAACGTACCAGCATCAATTAACTGTCGCAGTGCCGCCGTGGCGGTTCGTGACAAACCGCCAATAGTATGAATGAGGCCTAAACCATAGAAACCAAAGCCCGGAAGGAACTTATAATGCACAAAATACTGGATTTTGCGCTTTAACTCGTCATCCTCGCGGTAATTCCGGCGAATAGACAAGACTTGCCCGTTATCCTGACTGATTGTGACAACATATGGTATTTTAATACCGGTAGGTTCGCCGTCCTCGTCAAGTTCTTCATACCCTTCCAAATCCAGATCAACATGACACTCCAAAATGGTGCAGTCGTAATCAATCTGCGTAGATGACGTACCGTCTATCCGGTCTAGCTCGTCTGAGACAGAGTCCATCTCAGCCTGCGCCGGAATGACCGGAACATCCAAATAAAAGCCCGCGACCTGCTTTTTCCGCAAATCGTTTAAAGACATCCGAATAGACTGGGTTATGTTTGGACATGTGTCCAAATCAGAAGTCTCATACGGTACAACCAAGTTTTGCGCCGGTATAAACTTACTTACCGCACGGCCCAAGGTCTCGTCGTAATAAACCTTCTTAAAGGTACTACCCGCCAGCGGTAAATAGAACAGCATCTGATCCATGTCCGGCGTGTAATCTTCCATCACGTTAGTGACGTAATAATTCATAAAATGTCTTACGCGTTGCGACTGCTGCTGCTTTTCTCTTGTTTCGCTTCCCATAATAGCAGTTCGCACGGGGCCGCTGGCTGGCAACAACTCATTGAACGCCTGCGCCTGAAACTGCGTAGCCGCCTCGGCAAGCAACGGGTGCGTAACCCCAGAAGCCCCTCTAAATGGCTGGGTCCTCTCCTCGTAGTTGAACCCAAGCAGTTCAAGACCGTTTGCATAAGCATCTTCCCAATCCTGCCTTCCTGCCTTGTTAGCGTCAAACTCACCCAATAACTCACCGGCAATGCGGTCAAGCTCACGGTCCGGCATCTCTTCCGCTAAGTTTGTATAAAAATCGTCGTTCATGCCGCGCTGATCTTCCGGATCAAAATCAACGGTTACACCACCGTCCTCCTCCGGAGAAATCTCAATGTCCATGCCTTCAGCCATGCCCTCAAAAGACACGACGTTGTCCATGCTGCCCGGAACCTCAAGCTCCACTTCAGCCGCTAAATCCTCCGGATCAAGCTGCGAAGGAACATTCTTGTCCATCAAACCGCCAATTGGTTTACGTGCCATCTCTTATCTCCTCTAGGCCTAACTTACCATAGGCCTGTACATTTTCATAGAACCGTGGGCCGCGGTCAGTCATATATGTAGCTGGTGTCAAAATAACCCTCTTTGTCCCGCGGAAAATAAACATCTAAACCACCCTCCGGAGACTTAAAATAATGCTTGGCAAACGGCTGACTTTCCGCAGGAGTGCTTCTACGCTCCTCGGAACGACCTAAAATACGATCAAGCTGGGAAAACACTTCGCGGTCCACGGTTTTTGCTAATTGTTGCGGAGTGGCATTTACACCCGCCTTCTTTAACAAAGATATGCCAAAAGCATTATTTCGGGTATCCATCTTAACATCTTTGTACTTGGAGGAACCAAGTAATGGAAGCATTTCTGAAAACTCTTTAATCGTTCCTGCTTTAAGCGCCGTTTCTGGGCCATAGTCTTTCGCCATTAGCGCAGAAGCCAAAGCATGTGCCCGCGCATCTTCCAACTCGCCGTATGTAGGCATATCCTGTCGAGGCCGACCAGTACGCATATATTCAGGAAGATTAAAATCCGTAGCCATCATCATTTTTTGGCCGCCTGTTTCCGGATCCATGATCGCGAAGCCCTGCTCGTCTTGCATCGGGATGTTGGCGGGATAGTTATATTCTTTAACCAATCGCTCCATAAAAGTGGGGTCTTCGCCATAAATGGCTTGAGCCATAGGGTCATCCATACGGCCGGAGGTTCGCATGGCGTTGTACTTATCCGAGGGTATATCGCCTGTAACGGCATCGTACAAGAAACTTGCTATTCCCGCTTCTTCCCTAGTAGGCTCACCGCCGTCCTGCATATAAAGCTCCGGGGCCGAGCGACCAAAGTCAGACCCTCTGCGGCCCTCCGGAAAATCCTGATACATGTCATAGCGTTCAAGTCGCTTATACTCACCGTCTACCGGATTGTACTCCTCAAAAAAAGGACCTAAAAGATCCGCGGGCCGCGTTTGGTCTTCCGCGTATGCCGGTCCAGAAAAACCGCTTTCCTGCATGTATGCCGGATCGTCGCGGGACAAGCCAAACCCTTCGTTCATAGACATGTCACCCATGTCTATATACCCCGCGGCCCCCAAATCTACTATCGAATCGCCCATTAATAATATGCCCTTATCTGAACCTGTGCGTCCTCGTCATCCCAATCGTCACTGGGCAACTGGACAAAATTACCTTGCCGGTAGCGCATTAATGCCTGTGTCATGCTGTCAACCAAGTCATCGTGCTCCCCGTTTGGAAATGCCGCCACCTCCTCTATCATCTCATCAGCAAAGACGGTGTCGGGGGCCCAAACCATACCGGACTCAAAAAGAGGCGACACAGAGTGAACTCTCGTTAGTTTATCATTTCCCTTGCTCGGCGTAAAGTTAACAACGGGTATGCCCATGTTTCTTAATTCCTGCGTCAAAGGTAGCCCAGACGCCTTGGCTTCTACAATTACAGTATCCGGTTCCCAATAATGATACTGCTCCAAAGCCTCCTTCTTGAGCTCCGGAAAGTCCCACCGGTCCTTTTTACTATCCAACAATATTATTCCGGGGGGACCCCCAGCCTCTTCTGGACGAAATACGCCCCACGTTGTTATCGCGCTGTAGTCCGCCGTCTCCCGCTTACTAAACGCCGTGTCATAGCTCTGAATGACGTATTCAAGGTTTGGTATGCTGTCCTTTTCCCACTTTTTCCACCACTCACGCGGAATAATCGCATTCTCTTCACCCGTTGGGTTCTGCTGATACTGCGCATTCCACTTGCTCGGGGGAATAGATGCGCGGACCGCGGTCAAATCTTCAAGAGACCAGAACTCCGGCCAACACGGGGTCCCGTCATCAAAAATAGCCGGTAACTCTACAACTTCCCACTGATCCGCTAGGGGGTCTTTAGCCATCGCTCTTAAAAGCTGGCCCGTCATATCCTTTTCGGACCACCGGGTCTGGACCAAAACAATAGACCCACCCGGCTGGAGCCTCTGCCGGGGGCCCCCTGTGTACCAGTCCCAAGCGTCGTCAAAGCCGTTGGCGGACATCGCCGTCTGCTCCGAGTGCGGATCATCAATGATTACAAGATCCCCACCACGGCCAGCAAGATTACTGCCAACGCCAACAGCATAGTACATGCCTCCGCTAGAGGTATCCCAACGTCCAGACGCCTTACTATCCGCAGCCAGTTTAACATCAGGAAATACCTCTTTATAGCGGTCGTCGTCCAAAAGGTTTTTGGTTTTACGACCAAAGTTAACGGCAAGCTCCGTGGTGTGCGTTGCCTGAATGATCTTCATCCGTGGGTTCTTGCCCATCATCCACGCAGGAAACAGGAAGGATGCAAACTCTGACTTCGTATGGCGCGGGGCCATGTTGATAATCAAGCGTTTTAGTTCGCCTTTTGAAACTCTTTCCAGCTTTTCTGCAATAATCTTGTGGTGACGACCAGCAATAAACTCGGGCCACATAGATTTTACAAAAGTTAGGAAGTCCTCTTGGCAAGCTTCATTCTTCTCGATTTGCGCGAGTCGCAGGCGAAGCTTTAACTCCTGATCGGAAACATCCATAGGGGGCCCCTGAACAAAAAATTTATAAAATATTTATGCCTGTTTTTTGCTCAGTTAACAAGTTTTCCGTTTTTGCCTAAAAAATAGGCAATCTAAGCTCAGTATTTGGGCAGGAGGTGCCTAAAAAATAGGCAATGTTTCACGTGAAACAATCCATATCGTTTTTTATATAACTATTTGTCAGAAACATGGCCCTTGCTCCCGCTAGGCAGGCCGGTGGCCGCGCTGCGCGGATCGCGGATTTTTGGCGGATTTCTGCGGTTTTTTGGCTCCATACCGGAATCCGGATTCCTTGGGGCGCGGATCGCAAAACACGGGCTTTTGTTCGCGGATCACGGCCAGCCGGTCACCGGATCACTGCCCGCTGCCGACGTGATTTGACCGCCGGTTGCCGGATCGAGGGGCGCGGATCACGGCCAGCCGGTCACGGCTCGCGGATCAGGGTTGCCGGATCACGGCCGGTGATTTGCGGGCTGGTATGTTTGAAAGACGGGGCGCGGGGCACGGCGCGGCTTCATTAACTCTTTTAATGGCGCAATGCTGGCCGGTGACGGGCATTAAAAAACCCCCGCTAGTAATGCACCAGCGGGGGCGGTTGTTGGCTTGTGTGGGGCTTAAACGTCTATTGTGACGGTTGCCCCTGATAGAACGTCGCGGACAATAGACTCGACAGCTTCGCGGTGATCGTCTTCATCCGGCACGGATGGCAACCGGTCGTCAATCATATCTTCAATTTCGCTTTGATATTCGCGAATATTAAAATCGCTATATAAATCCCTGAATGCGCCGTCAACCGCGTCGTCGGCCTTTGCTTCGGCCAAGGCTTCAACTTTGTCACCGATCACGGCCATGATCGCGTCACCCAACTGGTCAAGCTGTTCGGCTTTCAATTGATCACGTCGGCGATAATGCTCGAGCTGGCTTTCCAAATCGACAATTTGCTGATCGCGGGGATCAAGGGTTTCGGCTGGTATAAAGTTTTGATTTTCCATTTTTTACTATTCCCGTAGTTTAAACAGGGGCGGCCACCGCGGCCACCCGATGACCTTTTGTCTCATATTATCGCATAACGCGCAAGCCCCAACAAAAAGCCCCGCCGGATCAGGGCGGGGCGGGTTTGTTCTTGTGCGGGTAAAATTATGCGGCAAGGGCGGCAACCCGTTGCCAGTCTGCGGGTTTCATATTCAAGAGTTGCCCGCCCCGTTGTTGCCATAGATCGACGTCGTCGGTATCGGCTTTATGGCTAACAGCGGTTACCGCATTGATCAGGGTTGCCCGTGATAGCGGCTTGCCTTGTTCATAACCGGCTTGGCCGATTGTATCCAACAACCCGTCTAATACGCTGCTAGTCTCTTTTTTGGTTAGCTGCATAACCTTTCCAAGCCCGCCAACGACGGCGGTCTTATCAACCGCGAACCCGTCGATCGTATCAGCGGCGGCTTGTTTCATTTGCTCAATGACCTGATCAAATGCGTCGCGGCTTGAATACACCCCGACAAGATCGCGAATTTTCAATTCAAGCGCGTGATTATCAGCGTCTTTTGCCTGATCAGATAACAAGCCCCAATCGTCGGTATCACGGGCGCTTGTGATATGTGACGAACGGGTTTTGTTTTGGGTTTGCATTCCATTAAGGCAAGCCAATGTCCAAGCGATTTGGTAAACGCTAACTGAACCCGCACCAACCTCAGAATTTTGTAATCCAATGCCATTGGCCATCAAATCATTTAACGCGGCACCCGTGCCAGTCTGGACAAGAGATTTTAAGCGCAAATAAAGCCGCTTGTCGGTGACGTCGGCATTTACAACCTGAAACG